TATCAGTTCATTATGAAAGTCTTAGATTTTTGTCTTGACAACTGAACCACTATATCATAAGGGCCTCCTTTCCGCAATGCTCGGAGCGGTGTTGGAGACTTGCCGCCTGACGACTTCATGGGTAAGTATATTATATTTTTAAAGTTCGATTGTTGCGATGTCGGGATTTTGAAGAATTAATATAATATAATTTATTTTAAACCGTATTGAGCCTTTCCGATAACTTTTCCATCTTGGAAAGTTATATTTGCATTTGCACCGACAGATCCATTTCCTTTCCAAGAATATATCTCAGTTAATTCTCGGCCTATATATGAAGAAACTTCAAGCTCTCCAGGACCACCGATTAAAAACTTAACTTGGCTATACGTCATATTATAAGTAATTCTGTTATATTCAGCTCTTGTGATGGTTTTTTCTTTTCCTTTAGGACCAAACCAATGTGCATATAATGTATGTTTTTTTAAATTTTTAATTAAAGTATTTCTGGTTATTTTTTTTCCACCGGATTTTTTGGTATACCAACCTTTGAATTTATAATTTTTTCGCTTCGGGGTAGGAAGGGTTCCGTATTTATTACCTGCCTGGACTGATTTGACTTTTTTTGAAACTTTTCCTTTATTTGCATTGAATGATATTTTATATTTAGGACCAATTACATTAATTGTCTTATTAATTGTTCCGATTTCATATCCGGTTTCTTCCCAAGAATTATCGATGTATGTATATACATAAAAGTAACTTTTTAATATATATTTTCCTGGATTTTTAATTTTTAAAGTCCTAGAAGTAGTTTTGGTATAATTTCCGTTTGTTTCATCAATAAAGTATGTATCAACCAAATTCTTGTCAGAAACTGAATTAATATATAAATCATATGCTCCTGGAATTATTTTTGTTTCACCCTGTATTCCACCAGTAGAACTTAGCCTATCACCTATAAACAATATGTTGATTTTTTGATTTGGCTTTACAGATTGAGGCAAAATTACCTGACAGTTAGAAAAACTAGCTGTTGGAGAATCAGCAAAAACAAGAGTTACAGAAGTCAAGCTTAACAAAATACATGTAATAATAATGATTTTTGCCTTTTTCATATACATATTTCCTCCTTATTTTAATCTTAATTTAATTAACTCCTCATTATATCCAAGTGCACGTGCAATTTGATCTGTAGTAAATTCTTGAAATTCAAGAAAAACTTCATCGTCAATTAGAAGCTCAGTTGCAAACTTATCTGCTTCGATTTCCATTTTACTTACCAGAAGTCCAGTTCGTTTCCTTAAAAATGGAGTATTAGCATCAGGATGCATAATCGCATGCCCTAACTCATGTGCACATGTAAATAGTTGATCGTGATCAGAAAGATCATGATTTATATGTATTTGCTTCATACGAAGCTGTTTATTGTAGTATCCACTAATGGATCCCAATGGTTCAAATATAACCTTTATCCCTAAATACTTAGCAATATCAAAAGGATCATTCGTACCATATTTTTTCTTTAATGTGTTTGTTTTTTTACGAATATCCAATGAATCACTTCCTTTATTTTCTGTATTTCTTTGGTGTGAACTTTTGCTTAGCATTTATTTTTGCAATGGTTATACTATTCTGGAGACTAGCTTTTAATAATTCTCTTGTTTCATCATCTAAAGGTTCTCCAGAGAACATCAGTCCATCTTGATCGGATTCTAACTGATCAAGGGTTTGTTCTAATCGTTTTGCGATATCTTTTTCATCTTTCTTAGTTAGCTCAATGGCTTGATCGGATTTTTCTTCTATTAAATCAGATTTTCCAATTCCAAAATAATCAGCGAGAGCTTGTACGCTTCCCATTCTAGGAATGGATTGTCCCGTACACCAAGTATTAAATGTTTGTGGAATAACTCCAATAGCTTTAGCCACCTCTTTTTGGCTTTTTCCTGATTTCTCTAAATAGAAAGATAGATTTTTAGAGAATATTTTCTTTTGCTTTTCATCTGACATTAAATCACCTCACTTCGTTATTAATATAGTACAATAAAAATTGATTTTTTGCAACTAAAAGTCAAAAATAAATTGATTTTGGTATTGACATCCATTTAAAATGGATTTATAATGAATACAGAAATTAAAGAAAGGCGGTGATGACGTGACAAAGATGAGCGAAGGTAAAGCAGTACCATTTCAAATTTCTTTAGCTTCAGCACGAGTTAATGCAGAAATGACGCAAGAAGAGGTCGCAAAACATATGCATGTTGGAAAACAGACTATCGTTAGCTGGGAAAAAGGGACTTCTGAACCGAAAATGTCGCAAGGAAGAGAACTTAGTAAATTATATGGTATTCCAATTGACTATATTTTTTTACCTAAGAAATCCAATTAAAATGGATTACTAAATAACTAGGAGGTGAGAAAGACGAAAGTATTGAAAGATATACAGCCCGATGAAAAATTAGCAGAGGAAATCCAAAGTAATCTAGATGATCAGTTAAAAGAAAAACAGCTAGAAGAATCAGAAGAGTTAAAAACTATTCTGCATGGAGTAACAGGTAAAGAAATGAGATGGGCGATCTATTCTGCGATTTCTAAGCAAAAAGAAAAACAGCGTTGCCAGGAACAAAAAATATCATCCCTGCAAATAGCTGTTATATTGCAGGGAATAGCTGTAATTATTTTAGGCATTGGTGGAATCATTTTAAAAAAATATCTACCATGACAGAGGCTGTTGCAACAATCAAAGAAAGAATAGAAATAGTTTTAGAGAGTTTTGAATCCGCCTCTGCAGATAATGCATTTTGTTTGGCGGTCTCTGCAATAGATGTAATGGCATCTATTTGCTGTTGATATTTTGCTTCTCGTTCCTTTTCTATTTTTCGTTGAAGCTCAAATTCAGCCAAATGAGCGCGGCCTAATTCAGTGATAGAAACTTCATCAGATTCGTTTATGGATACGAGATTTGCATTTAAAAACATTTCTACATATCCATCAATAGACGGAAAATCGAAAAAGAAATCACCAGGATTTTGCCCAGGACATTCTAATATTGCCGTTAGAATTTCATATTGATATTCGGTAAGTTTAAATAACAAATTTTCCATTAAGAATACTCCTCTCTTAAGACTCGGACATGGCAGTGTCCTGTGAATTAAGTATAGGAGATATATGAAAGAAAGACAACAGAATAATAGCAGATGGCTTAATTCCCTGCCCGATGCACAGAATCCTGAAATCCTCCCTAAATTGGTTAATTAAAAATAACATTCAATCGTCGGGCAGGGAATTAAGCCATCTGAAGAAAGGTAGGTGATGAAAGTGTTCAAGGACAGGCTTAAAAAAGTAATGGTAGATCAAAATATCAACCAAGTAGAGTTGTCCAGGATCTGCGGTGTGAGTAGGTCAACCGTTAGCAAATGGATGTCTGGAGATTCAGAACCAACAAAAGCGAGGAGAAATGAGATCGCAGAAGCATTTGATCTTCCAGAGAATTACTTCGAAGAGATAGTAATTCCTAAAAAAAAAATAGAGACGTTAACCCCGAAAGAAGTTGCATATTTAATGGGGATGAGTGTTGGATCAATACAAAAAGGACTGATTCAAGGAATTTTTCCATGGGGATATGCAATCCGGACGAGTGAAAATAAGCACAGATATTTCATAAATGCAAAAAAGTTTTTTGCGACTGAAATGATAAGTGTTTGAGAAAGGAGCATGAGATGAAGAGTGAAACAAAAGCCATGATCTGCACAGCAGCAGTACTGGTTGCGATGGGAATCTTTAAAGAATTAGCTGCAGTGTGTCTGATCACAGCGATGATCTACGAGGAAGGGGTGAAAAGGTTTGATAAATGAGAAAGAAATTCTGAAAGAGCTTGATGAAAGAAAAATGCACCCTCTGAAGCGGCAACTCCAGAAGGTGCGGATATAAATAATTTAACACAAGTGCATTATAGCATGGAAAGCGAGAAAGAACAATGACAAAAGAATTTTTATTAGAATGTGAACGAAAATTAGCAAAATCTTATGTATGTACGGCACTTGGCCGCGACGATGACAGCATTGCTATTACAAAAGAGATAGCCAAAGATATTGCTTTTGAAGTGACAAACAGTGTACATCCTATTTCTATGGAAACAGCGCCATATGTCGTAGCGGCTTTAAGAACTTTGGCAAATGGTATAGAAAAAGAGATGAATCCATTGGACAAAGAAATTGCAAGAGCATTACAAGAATTAATGGGTAGATTTCAGTTCGTTAAAGAAGAAGTAAAGATTGATCTATAAAAGAAGAGGAAATAACAATGGGAAAGATGATTTTGATCACAACTGATAATGAGGTAAAAGAGCTGGAATATCCAGATGAGGGACTTAAATCATGGAAAAAGTTGAAAGAACACATCGGAAACAGATGTGAGCTAATTGAACATGTACAGCCCAAGAGATTATATACAGAGATCGGTGCAGGAATTGAGATTAAAAATGTGCCGGGATCAAAAGTAAGCATGTTGGTTGATGAAGAATTTTATTTTCATTGCGATGAAATCAAATTAAATAAGATAGCTTCATGGCTGTATGAGACAGATCGCCATGGATACCCGATTCTTGGAAATGCTTTGATCATTGGAGAGAAGTATGGAAATGCAGGAATTGAGTTTTGTGAAATGTCAGAAGAACAGTTTGATCTTGTCTTTCCTAAATTAGAAGAATTAGGAAAGAGGTTTAAAGATGCAGGAGATTAAGATTAGCAAAGGAATCAAACGGATCCAGTTTGATTCCTTTGATTCCTGGTTAAATGCCAGACATGGAATCGGTGGATCTGATGCATCTGCGGTATTAGGACTCAATCCATATAAAACCAATATAGAACTGTATTTAGAAAAGACAGGGCAGGGAACAGCTCCAGATATTTCGGATAAGGACTATGTGAAGTATGGGCATGATGCAGAGCCATTGCTTAGATTGCTGTTTGCACTTGATCATCCAGAATACAAGGTTGAATACTTCGGAGACAACATGATCCGGAATGAAAAGTATCCATGGGCACATGCATCCTTAGATGGAGAACTGACCGATCAGGATGGTCGCAAAGGAATCTTAGAAATCAAGACAACTAATATCTTGCAAAGCATGCAGAGAGAAAAATGGAGAGATCAGATTCCGGACAACTATTACATACAGGTGTTGCATTATCTGTTAGTTACTGAATATGAGTTTGTTGAACTGAGAGCACAACTTAAATCAGTATGGCAGGGCCAGATCAGACTGGAGACAAAAGATTATCATATTGAGCGATCAGATGTAGAAGAAGATATTGAGATATTAAAACAAGCGGAAGAAGAGTTCTGGCAGAAAGTCGAAAAAAGGCAACAGCCACATTTAATCCTTCCGGAAATATAAAAAGGAGAAATGTATGGAACTTAAGATATACAATCCACAGGAAGAGGGATTCTTACAAAAGATTGATTGGAACTTTGAAGAGTTAAAAAGCGAGATCACAAACAAGGCAAATGATTATATGAGTCTTGTTTATACTCCTGATCAAATGAAAGAAGCTAAAAAAGATCGTGCAGCTCTACGAAAGTTTATTGCAGCATTAGAAGATAAAAGAAAAGAGATCAAGAAACAAGTTATGATTCCGTATACAGATTTTGAAGAAAAGGAAAAAGAATTAGTTTCTATCGTGAATCAAGCAGTGGCTAATATCGATGATCAGATTAAAGGATACGATGAAGCTATCAGACAAGAAAAACTTGAAAAGGTTAAAGAAATCTATGCAAAAACGATCGGCGGTTTAGTTGATATTGTGACATTTGACAAGATCTTTAAGGAATCCTGGCTAAATGTGTCAACGACATTGAAGTCAATTACAAATGAGATCACAGAGATGAGAGATAAGGTCGATAACGATCTGGTAGTGATCAATGCAGATACGAGTCCTTATGCATACGAGATGAAAGAAGAGTACCTAAAAAACTTTGATCTAACAGCAGCAATAAACAAAAAGCAGCAGTTAGAAGAGACAGCGAAAAAGAAAGCTTTATTTGAAGAGCAGCAGAGACAGGAAGAAGAACAAAAGAAACAGCAGTTAGAGGAAGAAGCGAAGAAGATTGCATCTGCTGGTAAAGAAGAAATTAAACCAACTGATCAAGTGCCAGAAGTACCAGTTCAGAAAACAAGATCAGGAGAAAGAACACTTGCAATCACGTTTCGATGCGTTGTAAAAGAACACAATTTTGAAGAAGCAAACGCAAAATTAAACATCTTAAAAAAAGCATGTGAAGATTTTGAAATTATTAAACAGGAGGAAATGTAGCATGGCAGTAGGAAACAGTTTGGCAAAAAGACAGCAGAAAACAGGATTAACGGCATATCTTACAAATGATGCTGTAAAAAATCAGATTAATAATGTAGTCGGTGGTAAAAACGGAGATCGTTTCATTGCTTCTATTGTGTCTGCAGTACAGGTTAATTCAGATTTACAGGAATGTACAAATCCATCAATCTTAAGTGCTGCACTACTTGGAGAGTCTTTAAAACTCTCTCCATCACCACAGCTTGGACAGTATTACATGGTTCCATTCAGAAACAACAAAAAAGGATGTAAAGAAGCACAGTTTCAGCTTGGTTATAAAGGATACATTCAGTTAGCGATCCGCTCAGGGCAGTACAAAAAACTAAACGTTCTGGCAATTAAGGATGGGGAATTGGTTCGATTTGATCCACTGAATGAAGAAATCGAAGTAAATCTGATCGATGATGAGGAAGTAAGGGAAGAAGCAAAGACGATCGGATACTATGCAATGTTTGAATATACAAACGGTTTCCGAAAAGCTATGTACTGGTCCAAAAAGAAAATGGAAGCACATGCATTAAAGTATTCCAAAGGGTATGTAGCAAAAAAAGGATATACATTCTGGGAGAAAGATTTTGATGGAATGGCTTATAAGACAATGCTTCGCCAGCTGATCAGTAAATGGGGAATCATGAGCATTGATATGCAGAATGCAATGGAATCTGATATGGCGGTGATCCATGAAGATGGAACAAAAGATTATGTAGATACAGTTTCAGAAGAAAATATTGTAGCAGATCAGGATCTGCAGGAAGCAGTAGAGGAAACGACAGAACCAGAGAAACAGGAACCGCAGGAAGAAACAACAAAAGAAGAACTACAGCAGTTCTTTAAATAAAAGAAAGGAGACACAATGAAACATTTTAATTTAGAGGAGTTTGCAGGAGGGAAGCTTTCAGTACAGCTCAATAAGGCTTTAGAAAAAGTCACTGAAAACATTCAGGATCCCAACACAGATGCACAGAAGGTAAGAAAGATTAATGTATCAATCTCTCTTCGTCCAAACGATGAGAGAAATTTTGTATCAACTACAGTTGAAACGAAGTTAAGTCTTGCACCAGAACTTGGAGCTACAACAGCACTGAGTATGGGCAGAGATCTTCACACCGGAGAGGTTGAAGCGGTTGAAATCTTTAACCAGATTCCTGGTCAGATGAATGTTGATGATGTGATCGACCAGGAAGAAGATGAAACACCGAAAGCTTTTGATCCGGATACTGGAGAGATCTACGAACCAAGCAACAAAGTGATTGATTTAAGAAAAGCAAAACAGGCATAAAACAGGAGGATACATAACAATGGATAATACATTTTTAAGAGAAGCAATCGAAAAGATCGAAGAACTGACAGACAGTGCAAGAGAGCCACACGTTGTAGAAATCGCAGGAAAGACTTATTGCGATAAATCTATGTCACGATATGACAGAGAAGAGTTTGCAGAACCATTGACAGCTACAAGTCTTAATTCACTGATCGATTATATCAGTGGAAAGAGTGAAGAGTTAAGAGAATCTATGATCATTCACGTAGAATCTCCAACAAGAGTAAGATTACTATCTGGTCTTACACAGGAAAGAAATCGAGAAGAATTATTCCGCGTAGGTACAAATCCAAATGGTTTTGATTTCGATCATTACTATGATCAGGAAGCGTTTGTAATCAACATGCAGACTGCCTTTAAACAGAGTGATGAAACAGAACTGATTCTTTCAGTTGCTGGAAATGTAGAAAATAAAACAGTGGCCAACTATGGAGATGATGGAGTCAGCCAGAAAGCTACGATCACAAAAGGCATTGCAGGAAAAGAAGATGTGATCGTACCGAATCCGGTAACACTTCGTCCATATCGTACATTTTTGGAAGTAGAACAGCCAGAAAGCAAATTCATCTTCCGAATCAGTGAAGGTTCTAACGGAGAACCATTATTCAAACTTGTTGAAGCTGATGGTGGTCTCTGGAAGTATGAAGCAGTAGATGCTATCAAGAAATATTTAACAGAGAATTTACCGGAAGAACTGTTAAAAGTGATCACGATCATCGGGTAGCAGTTATGGAGACAGTTAGATTTACAGTCCCTGGTGAACCGAAAGGAAAAGCCAGGGCAAGAACTGTCCGTAGTAAAAAAGGTGGAACTTTCTCATATACGCCAGAAGGTACTATGTTGTATGAGAATCTGATCAAGTGCTGTTACAGGCAGGAATCAAACAACATCATTTTTAATGACGGACAGCCCTTAAAAGTAACGATCATAGCTTATTATCCGATCGTTAAGAGTACAAGCAAGAAAAAGAAACAACAGATGTTGGAAGATCTTATGTTTCCAACGAAGAAACCAGACATTGATAACATTGCAAAAAGCATTCTGGATGCATTGAATAAATTAGCATACAGAGATGATACGCAGGTGGTAACGCTGCATATGGAAAAGCATTATGCAGAGAACCCAAGAGTTGAAGTAGAGATAGAAGAAATCAAAAATGGATGATTTGAATTTTCCAAAATGGAATCCTAGATGGCAAACAATCAGAAATATCAATTCAGATAATCTAAAAATCCGATATAAAGCATTGAGAAACGCATCTTCTAATTTTATCGCTAGGAAAGATGTAAAAGAGTATATCAAAGCAAAGTATCAGAATAAATGCTGTATATGTGGCAGCAGAGAGCATTTACAAATAGATCATGTTGTATCTGTTCTTCAGTTTGCACAAAAGAGACTTCCATACAGAGATTTAAACAAAGAAGATAATTTAGCATTGTTATGTAGAAGCTGCAATGCAGCGAAAGAACCATAAACGGAAGGTGGTGTTCTTAAAGTGGGCCGTAAACCCAAAACAGGACTAGATTACTTTCCTAAAGATGTCGATTATTACGACGATTTTAACATCATGGATCTGATGAATGAATATGGTCCATTAGGACAGACCATCTATGATGTTGTTCTATGCATGATTTATCATGAAGGATATTACCTGGAAGTACCTAAGATGGAGCAGTTAGCGGTAAAAATAATCAAAACCATTGGTAACCGCTGGGTAAAGAAAAAAGACTTTGTGTTACAAGTAATTCATTATTGTGCGGAGATAGGTCTTTTCGATCAAGGCCTCCTGAATCAAAATGTTATTACCTCTGTTGGAGTTCAGCGACGCTATAAAGAAGTGACTGTTAGGAACAAAGTCGATAGAAGTAAATACTGGTTGATTGATGAAAACGGTCAACCTTTATTAAATGCACCACAAAATAGCATTTCTGTAACAGAAACAAGCATTTCTGCGACAGAAAAAGATATTTCTGCAACAGAAAAACGACAAAAGGAAAGTAAAGTAAATAAAAATATATATTATAGCAATCCAGATCTGAACAGAGAGTTCTGTCTTTATCTTGATATGAGGAATCATACTGGACCAACATTATCTGCAGAACAGATCAATGCCTTGAAAGAAGAACTAGATTCTCTGGCTGAGAATGATTCTGATAAGTTGGGCATTGTAAGAAAAGCATTTGGTGGAGGATATAAGAGTTTCTTCCCTACATCAAAAAAGAAACGGAAGAAATCAACACCGAAACCAAAGAAAGAAGAAACTATACACAATTTTACACAACGAGAAGTAGCAGATCGTGATTATGAGAATCTGGAAAGACAGTTATTAAAGAAACAATTAGGAGGTGACATAACGTATGGATAATTTGATTTCTGTTAATTATGATGCAGATCAGCCTTGTGTATCGGCAAGAGATTTGCATCAACAACTGAATATTAGAACCCAGTATACAAAGTGGTTTGAAAGAATGAAAGAGTATGGTTTTACAGAAAACGAAGACTTCAAAGCTATTAGTCATAAAAGACTAACAGCTCAAGGAAACGAAACTACATATATTGACCATGAAATTTCTATTGATATGGCAAAACAGATATGTATGATTCAGAGATCGCCAGAAGGGAAACAGATTCGACAGTATTTCCTTGATCTCGAGAAAGCATGGAACACGCCAGAGCAGATCTTTGCTAGAGCGTTGAAGATGGCAGATAAGACTATTGATCAACTAAAATCGGAAAATGCGACGTTGATTGAAGACAATGAACGTATGAAGCCTAAAGAAATCTTTGCTGATGCAGTAACAGCGAGTAAAGATTCTATTCTGATCGGAGATTTAGCAAAAATTCTTAAGCAAAAAGGAATTGATATTGGTCAAAACAGACTGTTTCAAAAACTCAGAAATAACGGATATTTAATTCAAAGAAGAGGTCCAAGTTGGAATATGCCAACACAAAAGAGCATGGAAATGGGATTGTTTGAAGTTGAAGAAAGAACGATCACAAATCCGGATGGAACGACAAAGATCAGAAAGACTACAAAGGTCACTGGTAAAGGGCAGCAGTATTTTATTAATAAGTTGCTTGCTGCAAGCTAAGAAAAAAATGAAGCATCCGGTTGATCTCTGTCCGTAGTAACCAACAACCTAAGATTGTTGTTAAAAGTCGTAGTAATAGTCGTGGTAGTTGTGGGTTTCGGGATGATCTTAAGCGACAGGACGTAAAAAGATGATCACATATGCGGACAGAGATCAGCCGGATGGACTGAATTATATACCACAGTAACTATTAACCGCATAAGAAACAAGCCAATGTATAAGCCATGAGCCTGCTGCCTAAGGCAGTGGGCAGAAAGGAGAACTGATGGCAGATTACAGCAAAGGATTTAAACGCCGTGTTGTACAGTTATGGATCCAACATGGTATGTCCACAAATGAGATCAGCAGAACATCAGGCATCGATCACAAAACGTTGATGAAGTGGTATAAGCGTTTCTACCCTGAGATAACAGGGGGGGGCGAGACAAAACACGAAGGTTTGCAGTGGCATTATGTAGGCAATTGTGCCGGATATCATAAGTAAAGGAGTATGATCAGACAGCTTAACTTTCTATTTGATTAAGATTCTTCAAGTAACTATTAACGAAGCAAGCAAACATAAACATATTTTTTCAGGTTTTTTGTATTTTTATTTTTCACAAACTAGATTTGATATTACAATTTTTCAACAAATCACGAAACGAAGAATCACAGCAGTTTATATGATCAGGCAAAGAATAAGGAGAAAGTGATCGGTATAAATGTTGTTTCAGGTAGAAAGTTAAGCTGTCTGAGATAGGTAGATAGTATGAGTAAACAAGATTATATAATGCAGGGCAGAAATGAAGGAATTGTGTTCTGTGACAAAATAGCAAAAGAAAAAGGATTAGAAGAGCTACAGAGAGTAACAAGACAGAGAAATCTTGCAGGACTTCGAACACTAATAGATCCAAGAGAACTTGACCAGGATTTTAGAGATGCAACACTACAGATTTTAGATACTGTATTGATCATGAGTCTTATAGTTTTGAAAGATGAATTTGATTTCGGAACTAAGAGATTAGATCGATTCAAAAAAAGATTCAATGACAAAACAGAGTGTTTAGAAACAGGAAATGTGACATGGATTGATATGATCGAGCAGGTCAGAGAAGAAAACAACATTAAATTAGATCTTAGAAAGAACGATGTGGTGATGGCGTGGAGGAAAAAATAATGGTAAACAAGAAAGAATTTAAAGGCTACATCTGTGAGATTACAAATAAGCCAATCAGAGAGATGAGATTATGTCCAGACAAGCAGCAGAAGCTAAAGGTTCGGATCAAGTGTGATGATAGTTGTATTCATTGTGAGAAGGAAGTGATTGATAATGACCGACGAAGAAAAAAGAATGGTGGAATTTAACAACTACATAGATGGCTTGATTAAATTTATGAATGGGGAAAACGATGACTTTGAACCGATTCCGATACCAAAAGAAGTTGATGATGAAATGCAGAAAGACAGTTTCTATTAATTGTTAAAGAAAGTTAAGGAGAAAGAATTATGGCAAAATTTAATATCGAAGTAGAACTTGATTGGATGGAAGAAGATTCCTATTCAATTGACGAAGAATTAAAAGAGAGAATCATTGAAGGTGTGGAAGATGCCCTTTTAAAGAAAGCAACACATGAAGCATTGAAAATGGTTGATGCAAAGATTGCAGAGAAAGTTAAAGAATCAGAAGAGACAATCAATAAAGCAATCAATAAATTTATCGAAAATGTATGCTCTGAAAAGATTAATAATATTCAGATTCCTGAAAAATCAAGTGATTGGAGTGACAAAATCACATATTATTCATTATCCGAATATGTAGGAATGCAATTTGAAAGTTTCATTACACAGAAAAGATATGATAAAGATGGAAATTATCAAGACTGGGGAAGTAATCGGTATTCAGCAGCAGATCTACTTACAACAAAATATCTAAAAAGAGAGCTTGATGATAAGATCGGTAACATGATTCAGAGAGCAAAACACGAAGTAGAAGTTGATATTGTTAAATCATTAGAACAGAAACTAAAAGAGAATCTTACAAAAGACACTATTGAAAAGATGAATATTCCAGAGGTTTTGAAAAAACTGCAATCAGGAACCCTTGGAATGATTGAAGAAAAGGAACAGTAAGCATGTTTGGAGGGTTAATCTATGATCATTGGATTTTTAAGCGGATTATTTATCGGAGCAGTTGCAGGAGTGGCAGTGATGTCACTCTGTGCCGCAGCGAAAGAGAGGGATGAGTTGTGACAAGGGAAGAAAAGATAGATGAATTATACAATTTTTGCAATATGCATGATAGCTGCGATCAATGCAAACTTGATGATCTTGCATCAGTTTGTGAGTTTGAGGACATGTGTAATAAAAAGATTGATAGATTTTATGCTGTAATGGTCGGGCATGAAACTAAAGTAGGAGAAGATGATGCGAAAGAAAAACCTAAAACTGTCACTGAGAATCTTACAGGTGTCGTGAAAGAGGATCATGAGAGAGTGAAGACAATAACGGACATCCTGGAAGAAGTAAAGCAGGAGATGTGCGATGGTTATTGTAAATATCCAACACAGGTAGACAACAGAGAAGATTTATTCGCAGATGACAGTCCATGTATGGAGTGCCCGTTAACTAAATTATAAGGAGTGATACATAAATGTGATATAAAGATTGTCCATGCTTCAAGTGTGATCATGGCGGAGAAAGAGAAAAACGAATCGAATGTCGAAGAAAATGCACTGAATTTACTGCATGGAAGTTAAGTATGCAGGCGATCAGACAGAAAAAGAAAGAAGATAAAGACAAATACTATTCGACAACCAAAGGGAAGTTCTACAAAAGAAACCTGATGAAGCAAAAAGGTGGAAGAAAGATATGGTAGATCCATGCAAAGCCTGTGCAGAGATAAACTGCATGGGCATTTGTGCCGATCGGGTGCAATACAAACAAGAGTACAAGGAAATGACAGATCGAATAAGGCAGCAGATAATAAATCGTAACAGGAGGGGAGAACGTGGACAAGAACGTACTGATCCAATACGCAGACATGATTGAAGAAGTAAAAGATATAAGAAAACGAATCTTGCAAACAGAGAAGCAGATCAGCAGGATCGAGGAAGAAGGAACCGTAAAAGACACAGTAAGCGGTGGCATGGGTGGAATACAGCATTTTGTTGTTAAGGGTATGCCAGTACCAGAACTTAGCAGAAAGAGGCTGCTGCTTAATAAACGAAAAGCTATGTTGATCGAAAAAGAAAATGAACTTCTGGAACTCATGAATCAAGCGGAAGAATATATAAATAGCATTGAGAAGAGCGAACTTAGAATGATGTTTAGGTTCTACTACATTGACGGCATGACGTGGCTACAGGTGGCACATAGGATGAATCAGTTGCATCCAAAGAGACGAGTAGCATATACAGAAGACAGCTGCAGAATGAGAAATACAAGATTTTTTCAAGAAAATTAGAAAATGTTCGGTCACGTTCGCAAAAAATAGTTTAATATATAGGATAGAGCGATTAGATGAAGCGATACTTCATATTGATACTCCTCTTATAAGCTGAATGAACTCGGGTGATCTTCGGACCCCGAGTCTTTTTATGCCTAAATTTAGAAAGGATGGTAATGAATGAAACAGTATATTGGAACAAAAATCGTTAAAGCAGAACCGATGACAAGAGGTGATTATAACAATTATCGAGGATGGCAGATTCCTGCAGATGAAGATCCGACGGATGAAGGATACTTGATGGAATATGAGAATGGACATGAGCAGTGGTTGCCAAAAGAAATGTTCGAAACTGATTATATCGAATATGACAAAAACAAATTACCGGCAACAGCTGTTGGCATGATAAGTACAGATTATAAAGAACGTTTCAAGGCAGAATATGCTCAGTTAGTAATTCGTTATGAAGGATTAAAAGGAATGCTTAAAAAGTGGGATGATGGAACACTTGAGTTTGAACCGACTTGCCCACGTAGCATTTACAACATGCAGATCAAAGCAATGTCTGAGTATATTGCAGTGCTTGAAGCAAGGGCAGCGATTGAAAATGTAGATTTGATGTCTGAATAAAAGCCGGAGTAATCCGGCATAAGGACCTCTAGCTCAGCAGGTCAGAGCAATCGGCTCATAACCGATCGGTCCAGGGTTCGAGTCCCTGGTGGTCCATTTGAAATATAGGAGGGAAAACATATGATCAGATTACAAGTAGAAGATTACTGCCAGAACTGTGAAGAGTTCAAACCAGAAACACAGGTTATGAGCAGAGGATATGTAGGGACTGGTTGTAAAGTGGATACAACAATTCGATGCAGCAATGCTCAGAAATGTGAAAGATTATGCGAGTACCTGAAGAAGGAGGGCGGTAATGTGTGAATGAAGAAAAAAACTACATATTGGCAGAATCCGATTATGTGGCCGGAATGAAGTATAAAGACATTGCTGCCAAGTATGGAGTCTCGATAAATACTGTGAAATCGTGGAAGAAACGATACGCATGGTCGAGGAATAAAAAGACAGGATGCATCCAAAAGGGGTGCACACAAAATAAAAAGGGTGCACACAAAAAAAAAGCCGTTGCAGAGGATGTAAGTCAGGTCGTGATCAACGATGAACTTACAGATCAGCAGCAGCTTTTTTGTTTGTATCAATCCAGGATGTTTAATTATACGAAAGCTTACATGAAAGCTTATCCTGGTTGTACTTATGCATCTGCTGCCGTTTTGGGAAGTAGGCTTATGAAGAATCCAGCAATCAGAAAAGAGATTGAACAGCTAAAGCAGAATCATATGAACAGAGAGATGCTAAAGCAGGAAGATATCTTTCAGAAGTATATGGATATTGCATTTGCAGATATGAATGATTTTATGTCATTTGGTCAAGAAGAAATAGAAACTGATTATGGTCCGAGGATGGTAAACAGCGTCAGGTTGAAAGAATCAGATCAAGTTGACGGTACTCTGATCACAGAAGTGAAGCAGGGTCGTGATGGTGTGAGTGTAAAGCTTGCAGATCGTATGAAGGCAATCGACTGGCTTGCAGATCATATGGATATTGCTACAGCTGAACAGAAAGCTAAGATTGAACAGATCAGAGCTAAGACAGAACAGATCAGAAATAATGACAATGATGATGGAGAGGATGGTGTTGTAATTGTCAACGATGCACCTAAAGATATCGGATATAGTGATACCGAAATACCTTCCGATATTCAACAACAAGACAATTAAACATATCATTCTTACATCTGGTCGTGCTGGTACAAAATCAAGTTATGCAGCAATTAAAGCAGATTATCAGATTGTATCAGATAGACATGGATCAGTTGTAGTGCTTCGAAAGCATCATAACAAATTACGTAAGACAGTATACAAGGAAATGCTTCGAGGCATTAATCGATTACAGATTCCAAAAAAGAAGTTTGCGATCACGAAATCTCCAATGGAAATAACATACAAAAAGTATGGAACAACAATTTACTTTGCAGGTTCTGACGGAATTGATGATACAAAAGGTATTATTGACGAAGATCAGCCAATCAAGTTAGTTATTCTTGATGAGTTAACAGAGTTCTTTGACGATGGAGAAGGAGAAGATGAACTTAGTAATATCGAAGCTACTTTTGTTCGTGGAAACACTGGTGGATTCCAAATGATCTATCTTTATAATCCTCCCAAAAATCCAAATGCAGCGATAAATAAATGGTGCAAAAAGATGGAGAAGAGAAAAGATTGTATACATATCCATACAGATTACAGAGACGTTCCGATAGAATGGCTAGGACAAGATCTGGTAGACAGTGCAAAGGAAATGGAAGAGTCTGATCCTAAAATGTACCGATGGGTATGGTTAGGAGAATCTGTTGGTGTAGATGAACTTATTTATTATATGTATGGAAACCGCCATCGATCGCGACCAGATAAAGACAGGAAATATGATCGTATTTATATTGGTGGGGACTATGGGCAGCAAAACGCAACGACATTTCAGGCATTTGGATTAGATACATACCAAAGGAAGTTTCCTGGTTTGGCAGAATACTATCATAGTGGTAGAGATAGTGGATATCAAAAGAGTCCATCCGAATACGCAAAAGATCTTGTTGAGCTTTTGGATGAATTGCATGAAGAATATGAAAACAGAGTATTCTATATTTTTTTGGACCCATCTGCAAAAGGCTTAGCAGAAGAAATCCGAAGAGCAACTAGGAATTTGCAGTATTCAGTATTGATGAGAGATGCAGAAAATGATGTTGCACTTGGAATCAGCAGAGTACAAAAATCGTTGATCTTTGATGTATTAAGCATTTCACCAGATCAGAAATATGCAGATGAGGAATTTGGCACTTATGAATATGATAAAAAATCAATCGAAAAAGGAAAAGAAGTTCCAGTAAAACTTTCAGATCATTGCATGGATGCAATCCGCTATGCCGTTATGGGAGCATGGGATAAAATAAAATACTGGCTTCCAAGAGATTCAGGAGAGGAGGAACAGAACATTGAATATATTTAATTATTTCAAAAGAAAAGGAATTGATACGATCGATGCATCATTTTATCGGAAGATTCAAGAATGGGTTAGCTGGTATGAAGGTAATGTCCGAAACTTTTCTTTTTATAAGATTTATACAGGACGCGGAACATACAAAAGATGTGAACGCAAAAGTATGGGTATGGCAAAAAAGCTTTCAGAAGACATTGCAGATCTGTTACTAAATGAAAGGGTAACGATTACTTTAGATGATGAATATACAAATAATTATGTACACAAAATTTTAAAGAAAAATCAATTTATGGTTCAAGGCAACGATTACCAGGAGCGTAAAGCATATACTGGTACAGTGGCGTATATCCCTTATCTTGATTCGGCAGATGTGACAGAAGATGGAGTCATTCGATCAGGAATTATAAAAATCAATTATGTTGATGGCCCCAATATATTTCCAGTAAGTTGGAATAACGGAAAGGTTCAGGAGTGTATTTTTACTTTTCCACATACGGTCAATCGAAAAAAATACATCCAGATACAGTCGCATTTGATTCGGAATGATGAATATGTGATAGAAAATACGGTTTTAAAGAGTATGAGTGGAAGCAAGGAAGGTACAGAACTAAAGGAAGAAGAATGGAGACAATTAAAACCGTTTAAGAATCTTGCCAAAAGAACAAACACAGGAAGTTTAGAACCGCAATTTGTAATTGATCGCCTAAACATAACAAATAATGCAGATGCGAACAATCCGATGGGAATTGCTATATTTGCAAATGCAATTGACGTATTGAAAAAATTAGATACAGAATATGATTCTTATTATAACGAGTTTTTACTTGGTAGAAAAAGAATATTTGTTGCTCCAGAATTGTTATATAACATTGACGGAACACCGGCTTTTGATCCGGATGATGGAATATTTTACAGCTTGCCAGAAGATTATGATAAGAGTCAAGAAGGTTTGATCAAGGACGTTGATATGAATCTTAGGACAGAAGAACACAGCAAAGCTATTAACGATGATTTAAATTATTTGTCGTTAAAATGTGGGTTTGGACCTAAAAGATATAAGTTTGATTCATCTGGAGTAAAAACAGCAACTGAGATCATATCTGAAAACTCCGATATGTATCGAATGATTAAAAAGCATGAGATTATTTTAGAAGATGTATTAAAAGAATTAATCAGGATTATTATTAGGCTGGGCATTGTAATTGGAGAACGGCTGAATCCAGATTCTGATATTACGATTGATTTTGACGATTCGATTATTGAAGATAAGGAAACTGAGCGTAAGCAAGATATGCAGGATGTGAGTGCTGGAATCATGCGGCCAGAGGAATATAGAGCAAAATGGTATGGTGAAACAATCGATCAGGCAAAAAACAATCTTCCAGAGCAAAATCAGGTGATGGAGTAAAATGAAAAATGAATATAAAAATCGAATGGCAAACAAGATTGCGGCCAATTATGTTGAACTCGAAGAAAGAATTATTCAGGATATCGTCAGAAGAATCGTAAAAACTGGAGAAATTACAAGTACAGCAGACTGGCAAATCAATAGATTAAAGATCATAGGATATTCATCAGAGGACATTGAAAAGATGTTGAAATCAACATTGAATAAAAGCTATCCGGAAATGTTTGAACTATATGACAAAGTGATCAACTGGGAATATGTCCGAAACAAAGATTTGTATGAACAGATAAATGCAGAGTACATACCGTATGAAAAAAATAAGCATCTAAATCAAGTGATTAATGGGATAGCACAACAGTCATTAGAAGATCTTGAAAACGTAACTAGATCGCTAGGGTTTTATTTAGATATCAATGGAAAAAAGACTATGACTCCGTTATCACAGGTATATACGGAACATCTTGATCGTGCATGTTTCGATATTGTTTCTGGAGCGTTTGATTATAACAGTGTTTTGAGAAGAACCGTAACACAATTGACTAACAGCGGATTAAGAACAATAGACTATGCATCAGGTTGGCATAATAGAATAGATGTTGCAGCAAGACGTGCAGTTATGACAGGGCTGAGTCAGATTACAGGAAAGATTACAGATTATAATGCAAAAAAGCTAGGAACAGAATATTTTGAGGTCGCATGGCACGCAGGAGCACGTCCTACACATGCAGTATGGCAGGGGAAGATCTGGACAAAAGAACAACTTGTATCAGTTTGTGGACTTGGAACGGTTACAGGGCTGCTAGGTGCGAATTGCTACCATGAGTATTATCCGTTTTTCCCAGGAATATCAGAACGCAACTGGACCGATCAGTGGTTGGAAGAGAAGAATCAGGAAGAAAACAAACCGAAAGAATTTCAAGGAAAAGAATACACGGTTTATGAAGCAAAACAGCGGCAAAGACAAATGGAGACAGCTATGAGAGCTCAACGCGAGAAGGTAAGAGCACTTCAAAAAGGGAAAGCAGATCAAGATGAGATTCTGGCACATAAGATGAAATATCAGGGACAATTAAATGAATATGTGAGATTTTCGAAAAAAATGGGACTTAGACAAGAACGAGAGCGTATTTATCTAGATATGAAAGGAAGAGTAGCGCCTGATCTTAGAAAATTTATTGCAAAGAGCACAGGGAATGATATAATAAAATCAGGAGTGATAAATGGGGCACTTACAGATAAAAATGACCCATTATATACCAGAAGGGACGCACACGCTAACAGATATTATGAATCAATGCGTAATAGTCGGAAGAGTAATATCATTGATCGCATTGCAAATAATACCGGAATCTCTAAAAAGAGCATAAGTAAGATATATGATCATGTTTTTATAAATGAATATGAATTAAGTGGTGGAAAAAGAAGATTTGATCCAGATTATTATATGGCTGAATCATTTAGAAGATTGAGAGAGGGAAAAAATATTCAGAAGCACGATTTGATAATGTTAAAGCATGAACGTTTAGAGTACGAATTAATGAAAAAATTACATTTGAAATACGATGAAGCCCATAAAATTACAGAAAGAAAGTATAATTATCAAAAGGCGTTAAATAAATTTTTGAAAGAAAATAATTTATAGGAGGTGGAAGAAATGTTGAGACTTGAGTTGTTGGAAATCACAGAAATATCAGTAAAATATAAGTACTATCCGGAAAGTTCAAAGGAATATGGAATCATTGCTGTAGATAGAATATCAAGAGAACGAAGCATTGAAAAGCTTTTGCCTGAATACGGAAGTAATTATCCGGCCCATGCATTTAGAAGAATCGAAGAATATTTGACAAATAATAAATTTCAAGAAGAAGATCTTGTCGCTTGGTATTAATACCGCTAGTTATTTTTATGGCTAGTGGTATTTTTATACCCATTTTTAAGAAAGGAGAAAGGACAATGATTGTAAGCGCAGTAACCTATTACATTATTCATTAGGAGGTGATCCAAGAAATCTCCCACCGGCAGGGAACGACCGGACAGAAAAGGAAGTGATGTTGTGATAACTATAAGCATAAGACAGAATGGAATAGAAATGAAAGGTCATGCTTGTAGAAGAGAGAATGATGGAATTGATCGGGCGTGTACAGCGATATCAGCATTGACATGCAATTTGATTAATTCACTGAACGATCTAACAGATGATAAGATTGAATCAGAAGCAGATAGCGGTCTTACTATGATCAAATGGCAAGAATTATCTGACAAAGGAAAATTATTAGTAGATTCGTGGTTCTTGGGACTTTCTGATATCAATCAAGAATACAACTGCATACAATTTATTTAAGCATCCGAAAGGGTGTTTTTATTATGTCCAAAACATGAAGACATAAAAAGCATTGGTAATAACACTCATATATGGAGGGAAAACATGAGAAAAAGAATGTATTTACAGCTCTTTGAGGACGGCACAGGAGTTGGCTCTAATGGACAGGGTGGAAATAATGCCGGGAATGGTAACGGTAACCATGGAAACACCGGAGAAACAGGGAATCAGGCAACATTTAGTTATGCACAGGCAGAAGAAATCGCACAAGCGAGAGCGGAACGTGCAGAAAGATCGGCTTTAAAATCATATTTTCAACAGCAAGGTATGTCAGAGGATCAGGTTACACAGGCAATTGCTGATTATAAAGCGCAGCAGAAAAAGAATCAGCCAAACGTAACTCAAATGCAGCAGGATCTTGCAGATGCAAGGAACGAAGTGCAGCAGATGAAAAATGAGAAGTTTTTAGCTTCAAAAGGAGTAAAAACTGATGATCTTGACTATGTGTTATACAAAATTTCCAAAATGACAGATGAAAAAACAAGTTTTGAAAAGGCAGCAGATAAGTATTTGAAAGAGAATCCAAGATTCACATCAGGATCAGGGTATCGAGTTTCAACATCAACAGGAAATGCATCGAACGGATCCGCGGAAAATGTAAATGCTACGATCAATGATGCAATTCGATCTGCAGCAAGAAGATAATGGAGGTATGAAATGTTTAAGAAACGAATGAACTTAAGATTATTCGAGATAGATGCAAATGTGATCGATCGCAGTGGAGCAGAGTCTTTGATTCCAACGCAGGAAGCAAATGAGATTATTCAGGGAACGATCACACAGTCAGCAGTGCTTTCAAGAGGACGCAAATTAGCTAATATGACAAGTAGACAGTACAAAATGCCAGTACTGGATATGTTACCAATTGCTTATTTTGTAAATGGTGACACAGGACAGAAGAAAACTACTAAACAGGCATGGGATAAGAAATTTATCACAGCAGAAGAAATTGCGGTGATCGTGCCTATTCCAGAAGCTGTATTAGATGATGCAGAGTATGATATTTGGGCAGAAGTTAAGCCAAGAGTTACAGAAGCTTTTGGTAAAGTAATTGATGGTGCAATCTTGTTCGATGTGGACAAGCCATCGACATGGAGAGATGGAGTAGTTACAACAGCAACAAAAACGCAATCTGTTGTAACACTTGGAGCAAGCGACAATCTGTATGATAAGATCATGGCAGAAGAAGGTGTGATCGCCAAAGTTGAAGACAGTGGATATTTTGTAAACGGTCATATGGCGGATATCTCTATGAGGGCAAAATTAAGAGGGTTGAAAGATGCAGATGGAAATCCGATTTTTAAATCAGATATGCAGGGAGCAACATCTTATAGTTTAGACGGATCTCCGATGAATTTCCCAAACAATGGAGCTTTTGATAAATCGAAGGCATTAATGATCTCTGGAGATTTTAGTCAGCTGGTTTATTCAATTCGTCAGGATATCACGTTTAAACTGTTCACAGAAGGTGTTGTGCAGAATACAGACGGAACAATTGCGTACAACTTAATGCAGAATGACATGGTAGCGCTTCGTGCAGTTATGAGATTAGGATGGGAAATTCCAAATCCAATCAACGCTCTGAAGACTGATAAAACAAAGAGATGTCCATTCTCAATCCTTAAAGTAGGAGAATAAAAGAAGGAAGGTGTGATCTATGTATGTAACATATTTGTATTATAAAGATCAGTATGCTGGATCACTTCCGGAAGAAGAATTTATCAAAGCGGAACGATGGTCGGAAACGTATATTCGTAATCTGACCTACATCCGTGGAGATATCTTTGCATCAGATCTTGATATGATAAGAGATGCCGTGTGTGCAGGTGCAGAGGTATATGCATCTTACAGAAAGAAGCAGGAATCTAATAATGGTATGCAAATTAAATCTGAATCAACCGATGGTTATAGCGTTACCTATGTGAACGAACAGACCGATGGTCAGACATTAGAGGAATTGATACAGAAAAAAGCATATGAAGCAGTAAAAATGTATTTATTGCCAACAGGATGGCTGTCAAGAAAAGTGAGGTGTTGTGATGGTAACAAACAGCGCTGTAACAGTCTATAGCCGTCAGTATGACAGTGAAAAAAGATTAGATATCTGGAAAAGAACATATGTCAAGGATGCATGGTGGCATGAAGCAGAATCTTCTGCAATCACATCTGAAGGATTGAAAAGGGCAGATACTTTTGTGATCAGAATACCTGATACTACGATTAGCATAAAAAAAGATGATTATCTTGTAAAAGGAATATGTGATATTGATATGACAACAGCTAAGGACCTAAAAGGAACAGAATGCTGTAAAGTCACATCTGCAAATTACAACACATATGGAGCTAATCCACACATAAAGGTAGGTGGTGTGTAAATGGCACAAAAAAGAAATATTGTGATCAAAACACCAAGAGGCAGTATTTACACAGCAAAAACAGCAAACGGATCCGTGACAGCTAAGATGGAATGGAATCATGGATTTTCTGGGCAAAAGAGTGCAAGCTTTGGAAAAGCCCAGGAGTTTGTCGATTCAGAATGTATCAGAAGGATGAATCCAGAGACACCGAGATTGTCAGGAGCTTTGATCAAGTCTGCAACATTGGGAACAGTGATCGGATCAGGAGAGATCAACCAGATCACGCCATATGCACGCAGGCAGTATTACGAGCACAAAGAAAAGTCACGTTGGTTCGAACGTATGAAGAACAGGCATAGAGACAGCATTCTGAAAGGAGCACAAAAATATGCAGGAAGCTAATATCATTGATTCCATCCGATCGTTCATATTAACTTGTCCGTTTCTGGATAACTACAGAGTAAATGTGGATCACTTGTCAGAAGATATGAGTTATTCTGTCGATCCACTTCCATGTGATCCAGTGCTGCAAAAATACGTTGATGGTGGCAAAAAGAAACAGTTTCAATTTGCTTTTACCAGCAAGGAGCAGTATGACGAAGATGCAAGGATCAATATTGAAAACAGTGGATTCTATCAAGCATTTGAAGAATGGATGGAGCAGCAGACGGATAAAGGAGAGATGCCGGAGCTAAAAAATGAGAAACAGCATCCATATGAATTACAAACACTAAACAGCGGCTATCTGTATGATGCAGAGGGTGAACATGCCCAGTATCGTATAGAATGCCGTCTTCTTTATATACAGGAGGTATAAGACAAATGGAAAAAGCTAAATTAGTAAGACGTAGCCAGAGGGTTGCGTTCTATGGTGTTCCAGTGAGTGATGGAGAAGTAAACACATATAACAGAATGGAACATTTTACATCACTTACAGATGGAAAGAACCCGATCACATACGAAAGACAGTACGTGGACAAAGACAGTCAGGATTCTGACGTAACAGGATACGGAACAACTTTAGAATATGGATTCGATCATCATAAAAATGATCCCGTTCTTGCCGATCTTGCAAAAGTTCAGGATGATGAGTTAACTGGAGAAATGAGAGATATCGTTGTAGTTGATTTATTCGATAAGGGAGAAACAACGAAAGATGATGAGTATGTAGCACGAAAGAGAACATATTCCATTCTTCCAGATTCTTCTGGAGATGGAACAGATGCATTACAGTATTCAGGAAGTTTTTCTGTGAAGACCAATATCGTAAAGGGATATGCGAAAGTATCTGCAGACGGAAAGACTTGTACATTCAGTGAGACAGCTACACCCTAATGTAGCTGTCGACATTGAACAGGCAGCAGAAGAAGATATTGAAAATAAAAAGGAGATTGAGCCATGAGCCAGAATAAGAACGAAAGAATTTGGAAGATCAACGGTCTTGAATTAGAGTTGGATCTTGAAGATGCAGATGTGTTTGAAAAAACTATGAAAACATTTGAACAGATGGATGAAGATGGGAAAAACATTGATAAGACTGGGAATATGCCAGAATTTATTAAGAGATACTGTGAGATTTATTACAATGCATTTGATCGTATTTTCGGAGAAGGTACAGGAGAAAAAATCTTTAACGGAAAGAAAAATATGAGAAACTGCGATGAAGTTTGGGATTCCTTCATTGGATTCATGCAGGCAGCAGTTAAAAAAGCAAATGCAAGGAGATTACAGTTAAGTGGTAAATATATGCCAAACAGAGATCAGAACAGGGAGCAGAGAAGGAAGAAAAGGAAAAAGAATTTTAACACGTACAATGGTGGTAAAAAACGATGAATCCCTTATACGAGCCGTTTCCTGATTACGTGACTGTAAATGGTAAAAAGGTTAGAATTGTGACGGATTTCCGTGAATACATAAAACTGATCGATCTGTTGAAAGATGATGAAGTTGATGAAACGGAGAAGAAAGAACTAATTGCATGTTGGTTTCTTGATGATCCAGGTTCTGACTTTGAGGAATGCTTACAGGCATTGACGGATTTTGTAGTAAATTACAAGGAAACGAAAGCATCAGAGGGAGAAGAAGGTAACGAAGACAATACAAAACATGATCCAGTAATCTCATACAAACAGGATGCACCATATATCATATCCGGATTTTTGGAGTGTTATGGCATAGATCTGACAGAAATACCATATATGCACTGGTGGAAGTTCCAGATGCTGATCGATGGCATGAATGAAGAATGTGAGCTAAAGAAAAGAATGGGTTATAGAAGTATTGATCTTAACCAGATAAAAGATAGAGAAGAAAGAGAAAGGATCAGGAAGATTCAAAAGCAGATAGCGATCATTGACTATGAGGTCACAAGTGAGGAAATCGGAAATGCTTTTGGAAATATGATGTTTTAATGATTATGAAGATAAAAGAAATCCCGTTTGAAAGAAAATGGTACTCATGCCCACATTGCGGTGCACACTTACTGATCTATGACAACACAGCACAAAGCAATAATGTGTTCTTGAAGTGTAAGAAATGTGGGAACGAGGTAGAAATAAAAATTAAAAATTAGTGCATAAGTGAGCCATTGAGCCGTGCATATTCGAAAGGAGAATATACATGGGTTACGATGGCTCTTTAAAATTTGATACGAAAATTGATGAATCCGGATTTAATGCCGGGGTGTCCAAGATAAGCAGTGCTGCAAAGAAAGGTCTTGCTATAACAGCAGGAGCAGTTGTTGGTGTGGGCGCTGCCTTGGGTGCTATGACAAAACAATCATTAGATTCTGTATCAAAACTAGAACAGAATGTTGGTGGTGTTGAGACTTTATTTAAGAAAAGTTCTAAAACAGTCATAGCTAATGCAAACAAAGCTTATAAGACTGCTGGAATGTCCGCAAATGAGTATATGCAGAATGTAACAAGTTTCTCTGCATCGTTATTACAGAGCTGTGCAAAGAATACTGATAAAGCGGCAAAAGTAGCTGATATGGCTATGATTGATATGTCTGATAATGCGAATAAGATGGGAACCAATATGGTGGATATCCAAAACGCTTATCAGGGATTTGCGAAGCAGAACTATACAATGTTGGATAACTTAAAACTTGGATATGGCGGAACCAAGACAGAAATGGAAAGATTGCTTGCAGATGCATCAAAGATATCAGGTGTTAAGTATGATATCAACAATCTTGCAGATGTATATAATGCAATCCATGTCATTCAAAAAGAGTTAGGTATTACAGGAACGACATCTAAGGAAGCAGCAACAACAATTGAGGGATCAATGAACAGTGCAAAGGCTGCATATGATAATTTCTTAAATGGTTCAGGATCAGCGGAAGAACTTGCAGATTCCATAGCAGTAATGATGGAGAACATCGGAAAGAATCTTGGAGAGATCATTCCACGTTTGGCAGCTACAATCCCAGAACTTTTTAGTACATTATGGGATGATATGAAAAGTGAGATGCAACAAGGTGTCCAGGTTGGAGCCGAAATGATCACCAACATTCTCTTAGGTATAACAGAAGGAATACCGGATTTCTTATCTGTAGGTGGTCAGGTTATTATGTCGTTGGCAGATTCAATAAGTTCTGCATCACCTCAGCTTATTACGGCAGCAGGGACGGCGATACTTGCACTTGGATCTGGAATCATGCAGGCATTACCACAGATGATCAGTTATGGGATGCAGATCATAACGCAGATAGGAAACGCAATATCACAAGCAGCACCAGAACTTATACCTAAGGCAATTGAAGCCTTAGCTCAATTTGCCCTTGGCTTAATTTCTGCATTGCCACAGTTGATCACTGTTGGAATCCAGATGATAACTGCATTAGCCCAGGGCTTGATTAATTCGATTCCTTTACTGATTCAGTACGTGCCACAGATCATAAATTCATTCTGTGCAGCGATAGACACAGGATTGCTTCAATTGATTGCTGCAGGTGTAAAAATAATTGCAAATCTTGTTATTGGAATTGTTCAGGCTATTCCGCAGTTGATTGCTGCTTTACCGCAGATCGTTCTGGCGATTGTAAATGTTTTTACTCATATAAATTTATTTAGTGCTGGTAAGGCAATGATCGCAAATCTTAAAAACGGAATTGTGAGTGCAAAAGGTAATGCAGTAAAAGCATTTAGTGATTTAACACAAAGCTTATGGAAGAAAATCACAACGACCAATTGGCTTAGTGCAGGAGGAAACATAGTATCCAAGATTGCTTCTGGAATTTCTATGTTTGTTAGCAAGGCAACGTTAAATGCTCAAATTCTTGCCAGAGCGATAATGCAGAACATTACAAAAATAAATTGGCTAGATGTAGGTGCAAAAGTAGTAAGGAAGATAGCATCCGGATTATTAAGCTTAGCTGGAAAGATGGGAAGTACAGCAAAAAGTTTAGGAATGCGTGCTGTTACTGCATTTAGAGGAATTAGCTGGGGAAGTGTTGGATCAAACATCGTAAAAGGTATCATTGGCGGTGTTGGTGCGATGGCCGGGTCTCTGGTAAGTAAAATGCAGGGACTTGCAAGTAGTGCCTTAAAGGCGGCTAAGAAAGCATTAGGAATTAAATCTCCATCCAGGGTATTTAAGAAGCAGGTAGGTAAGCACATTGTAACTGGTATCATATCAGGAGTTAATTCAGAGCAGAAGAATCTTAAGAAGACAATGGAAAAGCTCTGTGATTCAGCTGTATCATCTGCCAAGAAAGCATCCGCAAAAGGAAACTTTGAAGACATTGGAAAAACATTCAAAGACGGATTAGAATCTGCGATTGATACGCAAGTTTCAAAAGCAACAACATCCGGAAAGAATCTAATCAACAAAGAGATCAAATCTGGAAAGAATAAGGACACGGATCAATATGATAAAAAAATAAAAGATTTAAATAAAAAGATTAAGAAAGCTAAAAAAGAGAAAAAAAGCACAAAATCTTTAGAAAAACAGTTAAAACAAGTTAAAGATAAGAAAAAAGCAGTTGCAGATACGTATTCACAGCTTGGAAAATCTATGATCACAGCCTATAGTAATGCAGTTAAACAGCAGGGGCAGCAGATCATTTCACAAGCAGAAAAAGAGATAGAAGAGTTATCAGCATCTTATCAAGAAAAATACAACTCATTGATCCAGCAAAGAAGTGACATGATCTCAAAATTGAGAAGTACCGGATCATTATATGATCTGGATGGAGATTTAGAAGCGATAAAAAATTATCAGAATCGTATCAGGGCATTAAAAGGTAAAATTCCAGACACTCTTATGCAGCAGATTCTTGGAATGGATGTCGCAAGTGCAAATGATTATATGGAATATTTGCAGTCACTTGATCCAGATAAATACCAAGACTACATAAATAAATGGAATGAGATTTACAACGGATCAGAATCTTTTGGAAATGATTTCTTTCAAAGTGATCTTAATGATTTGGAGAACACTTATGAGACTGAATTGACAGGAAGATTAAACGATCTGAGTAAAAAAATAAATCAGATTGGTCAGAATACGATGAAAGGGTTCATTTCAGGAATGCAATCCCAAACAAAAGGAATGACCAAAGCTGTAAATTCTATGTGTAATAGTCTGATCAAGAGTATGAAAAAGAAGTTAAAGATTAAATCCCCATCAAGAGTTGTAAGGGATCAGGTTGGAAAATATCTTCCACTTGGTTTAAGCGCAGCGTTTGGAAAATATATGCCACAAGCAACGGTGCAGATGGAAAAGGAGATTGATACATCTTTAGCGGCAATGCGGAAGAAGGTCGAATCTGTAGAATATCCAAGTCCGGATACCCCGAACTATAACGGACCAGGAGGGTATAAACCTGTTGTGATCGTACAGGATAATAAACCTGTAGAGATAAATGCAGAAATTCATACAACAGTAGATCTTGATGGCAAAACAGTCGGTAAACAGATAACACCTTATGTAGATAAGAATCTTGGAAATGCGCAGATAAGGGCAGAAAGAAGGAATTGATAGATGTTTGATGTAAAAATAGGCGAGTATAGCATGTATGATGATTTTGGACTACAGGCATTGTCGATTGATCCAGGATCTGCAGGAGTAGACGAGAAGTTTAAAGAAATCCCAGGGCGTAACGGAGATTTAGATCTTACGGACGTCCTGACAGGATTTCCGACTTATAAAAACACAACAATGAAAATCACATTTGATTTTAAAGACGGAAACTATGATTTATGGATTGCACGTGCAAGCGAGTTGCAAAACAAGTTGCACGGAAGACGAATGAAAGTGATATTAGGGAATGACTCTTTTTACTACGAAGGAAGAATTTCAGTAAGCACTGAAAAGTTGAATAAACAATATAGCAGTGTTGAGATATCTGTGAATCGTGATCCGTATAAATACGAATTACAGTCGTCTGTTGAAGACTGGGAATGGGATACTTTCAATTTTGAAACAGGAATTGTAAGAGAGTATGGAAATTTGCAAGTAGAAGGAACACTTGAGCTGATTATTCCTGGGAGAGTAATGAGAGTTATTCCAATTTTTGAATGTAGTGCAGAAATGCAAGTTACATATAATGGAGTGGTTTATACGTTGCCAAAAGGGAAAAGCAGATCGCCGGATCTGATGTTAAGCGAAGGGGATAATAAATTGATTTTTAATGGGAACGGCACAGTATCTGTAGATTATCAAGGAGGCAGTTTGTAATGTATAAAGTGAAGATGGATAATCGATATATCTATCACCCTTGGGATAAGACATTGCAGATAAATGACCCTAAATTAGAAACAGAATTGAATAAGAATGGATCATTTACATTCTCTGTATATCCCGATAATCCGTTTTATAATTCATTTACAGAGTTTAAAACAAGGATAAAGGTAATCAGTTTCGACGAGAAAAATAATGAAAAGGAAATTTTTTGCTGTAGAGTATTAAGCGAGGATATGGACTTTGATGGAGAAAAAACGATAACTTGTGAAGGTAATATGGCGTTTTTGCTGGATTCAATTCAGAGACCGTATAGCGGAAACTATACACCGGATACCTTGTTTCGTCTGTTTATATCAGCTCATAATGATCAGATGGAAACTGAAAAACAGTTTAAAATTGGGAGGATAACAGTATCAGGAGAAGAAGTAAAATACGATGAAAGCGACTACAGCGATACAAGATCAGCAATTGAAAACAAACTTTTAAATGTTTATGGTGGCTATATCCGTACTAGAAAAGAAAAAGATGGTTATTATATTGATTATTTAAAAGAATATGAAGATGTAGAAGGTCAAATGATCCAGTTTGGGGATAATGTTTTGGATATATCTAAATACATAAAGTCAGAAGGAATTAAAACGTGTATTATCCCTATTGGGGCAACAAACAGTGCAACAGGAAAGCCGATTACGATCAAGAGCGTAAATAATGATATGGATTATATTTACGATCAAGCAGCAGTTGATGCATTTGGAATGATATTTGGAACAGTGAATTATTCAGACGTGGAAAGTCCGGAAATATTATTAAAACAAGCGCAAGAATATATAAAAGATGTAGTGAATCTAGCAATAACTATTGAACTTACAGCTGTAGACCTTAAAGATGCAGGGTTTGATGTAAAGGAACTGGAAATAGGCGATAAGATTCCGGTAATATCAAAACCACACGGTATTGATTCTTATATGCAGATCAGCAAGATAAGCAGGAACTTAAAGCAGGCAGATGACAGTAAAGTTACATTAGGATCTACGCTGAAAGCTTTAACAGACAAGCAAGTTAACAATGCAGATAGTGTTTCTTCGAGAATTTCAGAGATCCGATCGGAAATGTACAACCTCCCAGGATTAAGCCTGGAGCCAATCACAAATGAAGTTTTAGAGGGAATCTTAAATTAAAGGAGAAAACAATGGCAGATAATAATTATCTTGATCAAAACGGAGTCTTATATCTCTGGCAGAAGATAGTAGCAAAGATAACGAATATGATCGCAAATAAAGTAGACAAAGTAGATGGCAAAGGATTATCTACAAATGATTATACAACAGCAGAAAAAACAAAGCTTGCAGGAATCGCGGAAGGGGCGAATAAATATGCACATCCTACGAGTTCAGGAAACAAGCATATTCCTGCCGGCGGTAGCTCTGGGCAGATTCTAAGATGGAGTTCAGAAGGAACGGCGGCATGGGGCGCGGACAACAATACAACTTATAGTGATTTTAAAGGGGCCACGGATTCCACTTCTGGTGCACATGGATTAGTGCCGGCTCCAAGTACTGGAGATAATGAAGCGTTTTTAAGCGGTAGTGGTGATTGGAAACGATTAGATTTAATATTGGGTGTTAACCCTGAAAAGCATAAGATGACTATAGGATTGGGAAATAATACATCTTCCAACATCCTTATGCACACATCAGTAGAATTGCCAACTGCGGATGCTAGCATTCCAGGACTTATGTCCCACACAGATAAGGCAAAACTCGATGATCTTCCAACAAATGCGACCTTATCAAGCACATACGCAAAGAAATCCGATATTACTGGTGTGTATAAATATAGAGGGTCTGTGGCAACAGAAGATAAATTGCCAACATCTGGACAAACAACAGGAGATGTTTATGATATTGTAGCAGCATCATCTTATGGAGCTGCAGGGATGAATGTTGCATGGAACGGAAAAGCGTGGGATGCACTAGGGGAAAAATTCCAAATATCTGCGATCACGAACACATGGATGGATACAAATCTTACATAAGGAATGGTGATTAGATGGCAAGTTATTTAGATGAAACAGGACTTTTAAAGCTGTGGAGTAAAATAAAAAACTATGTGAGTAATCACACAGGAAACAAAAACAATCCTCACGGAGTCACAAAGTCTCAAGTAGGATTAGGAAGTGTTGAAAATAAATCCAGTGCAACAATAAGAGGAGAAATAACGGCATCAAACGTAAACACGGCGTTAGGTTATACGGCTGCAAAACAGACAGACGCAAATAAGGCGATTACAGGAATTTCTGCGAGCGGAACAACTCTTGTATTGACACAATTAGATGGAACAACAAAATACGTAACGGCAGAGCTTGTAAAAGGACAGATGATCTATTGCTGCAGTAACAGTGAGGATCAGATTTATTGCTGTTAAATGAAAGGAGAAATAATAATAATGGCATACACAAAGAAAACATGGGTAAAAGGAAATACGCCTTTATCCGCAGAAAATTTTAATCATATGGAGCAGGGAATTGCAGATGCACACACAGATATTGCGCAGCTAAATTCTGA